GAACCACTATATGTTTCGTTTGACCAAGAAGCTTGGGCTGGTCTTTGTCTATTTCTTTCTAATATATGTTGTTTTACAACAATACCTGAAGATAAACTTGTGTTAGCAGGGGTAAAATCTTTGATCATTTTAAAAAGAGAGTTATCAAAAAATTTCATTAATCTAACGAAATCTACAACATCATACCCTTTAATATATTTCTCAAAATAACTGTCTCTTAAAGTATTTAAATCAGGGTAATTATAACTTGGAGAAGACATATGTCTAGGATCACCAATGTATTCACCTAAATTAAAATACCCAAATTGTGCATTAATATCGTCATTAATTTGATCAGCAGGAGAAAATGCAACTTCTAAATAATTAGTATTAGAAATATAACTTGGATCAACTCTTGATACTTGTTGGAGTGGTTTTAATGAAGATAAAACTATAGAACTAGAATTAGAATATAATATAGGTTCTGGTAGGTTGTTATCTTTTAATTTTACTTTTTCAGTAATTCTATTTTTAATACCTGATGAAGGTTGGTTTAGGTATATGTCTTCTCTATTAATTACCCAATTTTCATCATTAATATAAAAAGAACTCCCACCCGAAAATGATTCTGTAACATATGATTGTGAACCAGTAACTTTGGGATGAATGGATGTTCTACTACTAGTATTTAATTGAGTTCCTAAATCAGCTCTAAAAATTAAAGTTTCAGAAGTTGAATTTACTTCATTTCCTTTAATTGAGTATGGATTTAATACAAAATCATAAAAAGCACTTTGTGATAGTTCCGTAGACCATAATCTATATTCTTGAAATGAACCTGAGAATGGAGTATAGACTGTACCATCATCAAAAACAATATTTGAGTCTTTATTTAAATATGCTACAGATGAATCAAAATAGTAAGATGCGTCTGGGATTGTAATTGTATCTTTGGTTTGGAAACCTATTACATTTTCGATTTTATTGGCTGTATATAATGTAGTATTACTCCCATTAATATTAATTTGAACTGACCACCAATCTTTATTGAAAAAGGGTAAATATACACTTGCTGAAATTGAAGGGTTATCTGGTTGGGCTGGAATCCATTTTAAAGTACCATATTCATCATATGGGTTTGATATTGATCCTGAATAAGATTCTGTTATAAATCCTGATCCTGTATATTCTAATACTAAGTTTCCTCCATCATTTGTGGACCATAAGGATTGTGAATATCTAATATTAGAATTAATAACATTATTTGTAGGTAAAGGAATGCCCGGTGTTTTAAATCTTAACTGAATAGTTTGGGGGTTAGAATTTGAAAAAAGTGGGTTAGGGGTTAAACTTGATGAAACATAATTAGTAGATGTTTCACCTGTGTCAAAACTATAATTAAATGTATTTTGTTTAAAATCCCAATCTGTAGGTGTATTTCTGTTTTTATTACCAAATTCATTTATTCTTAGGATAGTATCAGGGATACCATAAGAATTAATTAATGTTCTTAAACCTTGTATTGTACCTTTGGTTTTAAGTAGATAGGGTAAATTATGGTATATTCTTTTATAAATGCGTTTAGTTATATCATTTAAGGGAACTACATTACTAGATGATGAAATTTGAGTATCTACATACTCATACCCAGAAGGTGTTGGTAAACTACCAGTCATCTCCGAAAAGGGGAATAAACTTCCAGAAGGTGATATACCTAAAAAGGATAAATATAAATCTGTATTATTAAAATTGTTAGAGTATAATTTAACCCCAAAATCTTTAATTGCCTCTGCTATTAAATCTTTAGATATACCATAGTCTAGACGGTTATCAGCATTAAATTTATTAGTAATATCTTTAGTATATAACCAAATATTATCATAATGTTGAGCTACCATGTCTACAAAAAGTTCATATTTGTAATTATCAGGGTCTTCTCTTAAATATTCAGGAATTGATTTATATAGTTGGTCTAAATTTTCTTCATCATATAACGAAGCAGATAAAGCAACTCCTCCATAATCTTCATTATTTTCATCTGCACTACCTAACCAATTAATAACTTCAGGGCTTCCTGTTGGAAATAAATTAAATGGAGGTTCATTATTAGATTTAGGATATGAATAATCTGAGCCACTATTAAAATACATAAAATATTCATAACCATCAAAATTATGAATTATTTTGTCTATTTGTGAATTTAAAATATTTAAACTTGAACTATATGCTATTGTATTTACTGTATCATTACTAATAGATGATGATATAGTATTTAATTCATTAGTATAAGTTTCTATTAAACCTACCTTGTAGTAAAAATTTTCTAAACGAGTTAGAGCAGTTGAAAAATGAATGAACTCATTAAAGTTTTCATAATTAACGTTTATATTTATTTCTTTTTTACTTAGTAAATTTTTAATTTGGTTTACTGAGCTAGTAATATTAGATGATATTAAATTACTATATGAAAGGTTTTGGCTAGAGTTACCTGTTTCTTGAGTAACATTTAAATTAAAATTGGGACCTGATATAAGGGTGAAATTATCTTCTATTATAGGGATAAATGGGAAATCTACTTGATAAGATTGGGGATTAGAAATGGATTCGACCACCCAAAGTGGTGTTTTTAAATCAAATTCTTCAGGTAAAGGTTCATATAATTTAATTAGTATTGTAGGTTCATCAATATTTTCATCATCTAAAACTATATTATTGGCTATAATATTTTTATTATTACCAAAATTTAATAAAAAATCAACAAAATAATTTTGGGTCTCTCTATAATTTATAAATTGTTCTGTAGAAGATATTATTAATGAATTTTCGATAACATTACTACCCAACCTTATTTCAGTTCTATCTGAGGATATTTCTTTTATATAAAAATTTTCTTGTGGGCTAGATCCTAATTGTTTCCTGTAGAAATTGTATGTAATTAAATATTTCCCTATATCAAATCCTAGAGTTTCAAGATCATTTTCAGGGTTTAATAAAACATCCCCTTGTTTTATATTAAAATTATTTAATGAGGAATTTGAATCTAAAGGATAAATTAAAGTTTGATTTTCATCATATACATAATATTCTATATAATCTGTAATAGAAGAAAAAGAGGTATCTAATTCTGACTTAATTATTAAATCAAGATCAGATGTCTTATATTTTTGTACTTCAAATGTTGTACTATCTATAGGTAGTATTGTGGTTTTTTTATCCATTTATATTAGTCTTCTAAACTTATATTTAAACTTTGACCTGAAATTAATTCGGTATTTTTAATTTGAGATGCTAATAGTTCTTTTCTTAATTCTGATATTTCTTTTTGTAAGGCTTCTATTTCTTCGTTGTTTTGTTCGAATCCTATATATTCTTCACTTTGGTTAATTAGATATTCATGGGAATTTATATCTCCTTTAGGTGGTATATCATAAAAAAGCTCATTATATAATCTAAAGAATTCTTCAACACTAGGTTGAGATTGGATATCTTCTATAATATTACTAACACCTAATTCCTTAAAGTCCGTGTCTATAATTTTAGGGTACTGGTTTTTGTTGAAAACACCTTTAAATAAATCTACTTTATTTTCTCCCATTTTTATCCATTAATTACTTTAAAATAATATTTATCATCTTTAATTATAGTACTACCATTGATTGTAGTCTTAATTAGGATCTTATAATATCTTTCCGGTTCTAAGCCTCCCATATAAATATCAAAGTAATTACCCTTTTCATCACAACTTATTTTAGTATAATCATCATCAAATTCTATTATAACTTCATTAGTATCTAAATCTATTAGTGAGTATAGGGAGGTATCATTTAAAAATTTATTAGTAGTATAAAGTGAAGAAGTTTGAAAGGTTCTAGGAGGTGAAGTTTCCCTAACATTTAATCTAAAACGATTTATACTGTCTAAATGAAAAGTTCCTGGGTTGTTATCTAATCCTATGAATAAATTAGGGGTATTAATTTCTACTAGACTCCCAGTAGTAAATTGTTGGTCATCCCATTTTAATTCTAAATGAGGGGGATATATAGTATTAGTATCAATTGAGTAAAATTGAAGTATAGGTTGGACTTCATTAGAGGAATTAAATTCTATATTATCTTCCCATTTTANTATTAANCCTTCATTTTGAATATCAGTAAAATTACCTATAGAATTAGAACTTGAATACCAAACTTTAACTATATCNGTTANATCAACATTTAGGTCNTTTTGGCTTCTATANCTAAAAGATTGAGTAGGTGTTAAATTTAAATTATTAGGGTCATTTGATCCTGTAAACCAAACCCCCCCTCCTTCAACATTAGATGGAAATGAGGATGTTACATAAGAATTAAGTCCAGAGGTAGGCCAAGGATTATTATTAAGGGAATTTTGGTACTCCCAACTTACACCGTTAGTTGTGTTAGGAATATCTGAATATTCTCCACTACCATTATTCCAGGAACCAGATATGGGATAAATTTCTAGGGAAGAATCCATAACTATACCTTGGGTATTAGCTATAAAACATTTTAAATTACTATTAAAACTTGTATTTCCTATTTTATTTTCTATGATATCATTTAATTGTGAGGTTGGAAATTTAATTAAGAATCTAGAAACTAAAGGTGTTGGGTCTGAAAATGTTGCGTGATTCATTATTTCTATAATAGGGTCTATTCCCGTATTCATTGTAGGGTATAATGAATATATAGTTGAATCTTGAGAGGGAAATATTTTATATACTGCCATTTTTTAGTTTAAAAGGTTACTATTTTTCCTTTGATATCATCATTTAAATATTTTACTTCAAATATGCTTGGGTCTAATGAGGGATATATTACTTTATTTAAAGTGGCTGATTCAATACTATAAGCATATTGTGAATAACCTAGATTAGTTCCTGTTTTATTTATTATTTTAATGTCTTTAACAGTTTGAACTCCTTCTATATTATCTAATTTAACATAAATGTCTCTTAATATTATAGGTTGATTAATCTGCCATTTATTAATATCAAAATATTCTTGTAATGTACTAATACATTTTATTAATACTTCATTATTGTTATAGTTAGGTAAAGTTATAATTTCAAATTCACATCCTATATTAACAATAAAAGCGTCTTTAATATTTAAAGAATCCCCTATCATTTTATATTGGTTAAGATAGGTTTTTAAATTATTTTTTAAAGTAGAGGAAGCAGTATTTAGGTTTTTATTAGCATCAAAAGATAAAACATACATATCTAAAGTTGAATTCGATTCACCTACTTGGGGTTTTTGAGTAAAACATTTAGAAATAATCCCATATTTTCCAGGCATACTTAAAGCTCTAACTAAATAATCATCAGTAGTAACACTTCTTAATTGTGAATTAAAATTAGAAATAGAATTTTGTCTAATTTCTTCTATAGTATCTCCATCTTTTCCTCCACTTGCTGCCTCTAAATTATTACTTGATAATGAATTAAAAATATAATTAGATGTGGTTGGGTTTAAGTTATTTTTTAAAAACCTTGTATTACTAGAATCTAAATTAGTTAGGCTATTGGCTTCTACATTGGAACTAACACCACCACCTGTTAGGTATCTTACGGTCAAAGTAACATTTGAAGGTGCAACACCATAGGTATTAGTAAAAATGAAATTAGTTGGACTATATGCCGTAGTTAATTTATCTTTTTCGAAAGGTAGGCCCAACCCTACGTTGTTAGGATTAGGAATAAATTCTTCATCGTTATCTGAAGGTTTACCTGAACCAAATTGAATTTGGAGTTGAGTAGGAGATAGAAATCTGGTAGTAAATCTACGTTGGATTTGTTTTGTTTTTAAAATATAAGGGGTATCTAAATTTTCATAATTATTAGGATCGTTTATATTTGTGTTTTTTATAGAATCAAACACTAATTCTTGTCCTAAATAATCTACTTCATACCACTTATTACCTTCAGAATCTACAATATCTATTATTTCAGCAAGATTAGAAACATTTAATTCCACTGTAGGAAATTCTTGATGATTACCAAAACTAAAAGTAGTAGAACTTATAGTACCTGATGTTGCCTTTCTTGTTTTTTGTAATAGAAAGTAGGTAGGGTTACCGGCTGATATTTGGGCTATAGATACAGATGTTGGGTCTAAAGAATTTGAAACTGAAAAGTCAATAGAGTCTTCAATTATAAATGAATTCCCATTGGGTGATGAAATTGTAGTATTACTATCTATGTATAGAGCATAATCATAATCGGGTATAGTAGATGAACCACTAGATATTGCTGGTAAAAGTTGGTAAAATGTTATTTCTGTTGTGGCTAAACCTGTAGTTTTTGGTTTATAACCAAACATATAAGCTAATTCATATAAATTATTATCTTGACGTGTATACTGTAAGAAATTTTCTTGAATTTGGTTATCTAAGTAAAAGGATAAAACATCTCCTACATAAGCGGCTTGTTCCATAAACATAACCCCAGGTGATGTTGGTGAAAAATCTGTATATGTGTTAGGAAAATATGTTTGTGAAAAATTAATAAGTTGTGACCTAAAATCACTAAAATCCTTATTAATATAATTTATATTTCTATCTTTGGTCATTATGAAAAGCTTAATTGTAATTCATCATTAATGTCAGTATGAGGTATGCTATAATTTATAATAACATTAATACTATTAAAGTCTTTATTTTCTAATATATTTATTGAATTTAAAACAACATTAGGGAAATTTTGGTTTAGTTTATGTTGGATATCTTCTTTTAAAAATTCCAAATTATTTTTTTCTATTTGGGTAAAAACATATTCTCTCAAACCTCCCCCAAATGAGGGGTTACCTAATCTTTCTCCAGGATTAGTTAGGAAATAATTTATTAAGTTATTTCTGATAGCATCCTTAGTTAAGTAATTAGATTTAAAAACAGCTTTACCATTTAGTGGTAAATCAATCCCAATTGCTCTTCTAGGATTTAAATCTAAGGGGTATATTTGTTTTGATCCAAAGGCCATATTATTTATTCATTAAACCCATTATTTGATCCATAGATACATCTCCAGCAGGTAAACTTCCATTAGGACTTGCTGTATCCATATTACCATTTAATTGTAAAGGCATTGTATTAGTGTTTACGGACATAACCCCATCTTTACCAGACATCATCCCCCCTAATACATTGTGTATATTTTCTCTCATTTGGGTTTTGGATATTTCAGGTTTTGGAGAGGAATTAATTTGACTATAATTAATTGAGGGTTGGGTAGAAGGAGTAGGGACCTCCGTTTTACTTTCGTAAATAGTATGTTTAGGACTACGTACCGCTTCCAAAAGAATGTCTTTCATTTCCTCTTGGATTGCTTCCTTTACCGCTTGTTTTACTATTGTTTTTAATTGACTTAATTTCATACGTGTATGATTTATTATAAATATTAGATTAATATGCTTTTAAATCGTTTTGTTTAATATAGAATGCTAATTCATCTATTAAGATTTGGTCTGAAGAACTAAATGATGGTTCTCCTTTTAAAAGAGAAATTCCTTGGTTATTTTTAGCTACAGCATATCTACGTTCTAAACTACCGACTGTATTTTTTGATGTTTCTACCCCCAATATAAAACCATTTATTGAATTGGTCAAGTTAATATCACTATTTTCTTCTTCTGTTTCTTGGGTTAGAGATAATAGTTCTTTTGATATTTCTTCATACGGGATATTTTGTTCTTTAGAACATTCTTGTGTTAAATCATCTATTCCCTTTAATAAACTTAATATTATTATTAGGGAAGCAGATAAAAATACTAAAGCTATTAAAATTTGTTTATTTAAATCTTTATTGTCTTTTTCTAACTTTTCTAATAAGTCATTTATATTTTGTAGTTTACCAACTAAACTATAAGGTACCCCTATACCCGGGGGGGTAGCTAAGGGGAATGGTAGATTATCTACAGTTAACCGGGCATTTCTTAGTGAATTAGATATTATTATAAAAACAGACGCTAAGGTTGTATTGAGTATAAGAGTAGAATATATTTGATTAAGTTGTCTTACTATTTTATTTCTTTTAGAAATATTAGATTTTAATTGTTCAGGTGATGGACAAATTTTATTAGATTTTTGGGATAATTTTGTTATTCCAAAAGTTATTAAAAGACCTAAAGCTAGAGGTATTAATCGAGTTTTAATAGTACTTATAACTTTCATAATACTCTTTCTCCTAATTATAATTAGGTTTTCAATACCATTTAAATATAAAGAATTAGCTTCCTGTTTTTTAGAATCTATTTCATTTTGTAACTCAGAAGTGGCCTGTTGTGCCGCTATATCTATATTTATTAAACCTATAGTATTTAAATCGGTTTTTATAGTCTTATCTCTATTTATTATACTTTGGGTGGTTGGAACATACCCTGATTTAGTATAAGTCAATATTAAAAGTTCTGAGATTAGTTCTTGTTTTACTTTAATTTCTATTTCAAATGTTCCATTAGGTTTTGAAATAGGGGTATTTAATATTTCTCCATAAGAAATTAAAATTTTTACACCATTTAAAGGTGAATTAGTTTGTTTATCAAATACCCTACCTTTTATTTTAAATTTTTTTTCTTCCATTTATGATGTTTTAGTAATTTTTGAAAGAAGATCAGGTAACTGTTTTATCATAGAATCTATAATAATTTTTGAATTTTGGGCACTTAAACTAGCTAATTTTAAGGTTGGTTCACTTGATAAAGAATCCATTAATAAACTAAGGGAAGAAAGTAATTGTGAAAATTGTTTAGTAAAATCATCACCTAAAATAAGAGATTGGGAAGCATTAATATCCCCTAATTTAATATTATTTCCTTTTAAATTGATATTTCCATTTCTAGAATATAATCCTATATCTTCAATTGATGATAAGGATGTTGATTTTAATGAATTAAATAATATATGATCTTTATTAGAATTAAATACTAATCTACCTGAATTTAAAATCATTTGTTCCTTGTCATAACTACTAATAGATGTTGGTTTAGTGGTTGTTATAGAGGGAAAGTTAGTTATAGGGGTAAGTAATGGGATTTTTTGAGTAGAAGTTAAATAAATTGAACTTAAATCCTTATTTATATTCTCAGTAATAGGAACCCAACCCTCTTCATTTGAACTAATTGGTTGTCCATTACGAATAATAGTAATGGGATCTCCGTTTTTACTTTTACCTTCTGACCAATTATTATTTATATTACTTTTAGATTTAGAGGTACTACCTAATCTTATAGAATTACCGAACCTACCTTCAAAAATCACATCCCCCGCAAAAGGTAATATAGGGTGTATATTAGTTTTTTCTACAAAAGTTCCACCAATTCTAGGAGAATTTAAATTAATCCCCTCGATATCATCCGGAGAAGTAGAAGTAGAACCCTCAGTTATTGATGTATAATCACCTAATTGAGATTCAGGTACAGAATGTATTGCATTAGGATAAGCATTATGGTGGGGATGATTCCATAAGTTTAAAGCATTTAGGTAATAGAATGAAAATGAATTATTTACTTCACTTAAATTTCTATTAGTAAGTTTAAATACTAATATTATTTCATTTACTAAAGGGTAATTTTTTAAATAAGGGATTAGAGGGGTTGCTATGGTTGTAGAAAGATTTCCTCCTGAATTTACATTTAAAGGTTCAAACTCAATTGTTCCTATTCCATTCCATTCACCATATTTTTTAAAGTTAGGATGGGAATCATCTAATATAATATCCTTAACTCTAACTGATTGAATTTTATCATTTATATCAAATTTGTTAGGACTTGAAGGATATCCTATTTGGGTGTTAAGATTGGAAAGACCCGATTTATTTTGCATTACTTAGGTTTATCATTGTTTTGAAGTTTTTGAACTTCAGCCATTAATTCCTGTTTCTCGGATTCAGTTATCCCTACAGAATCATCTGATGATGAATTATTAAGTACACGTTGTACGATAGTGGCCATTTTTATTAATTGTTCATCATTTTTTATACCAATATCTAGGTATTCCTTAATAAGAGGAACAAGTAAGGTGGCATCACCTAGATCCTTAATAAGGGGTCTTAATTCAGATATTAACCCCGTAATTTGAGTTTCTTTCTTCTTTTGGTTATTGTATATTTCTTCAAGAATACTTGAAAATTTTTTCTTACCAAATATAACATTATCTAAAGCTCCCATAAAATTATTTTATTATAAATATAAAAAATAAAAAATATTAAAAATTTACATACCCATTTTCCAAGTAAAAACTATAATTAGATTTAAATATAATATGTAATTGGTGTGCTATTTTGGTAATTTTTGGTGTTTTAACATCAACCATTTCCCTTATATAAATGTAAAGTGCTTTTTTATTAAAAAATTCTAAATCTTCTCTCTTACGAAATAATTCTAGAATTGAATCTGCTATTTGGGCATCATTTTTTTTAGGAAATAAATCATATATATTTTCGCTAACATATTCCGTAAATAAATTCAAATAGTTGTCTAAATCATTTTTATAATCACTTTCTTCGGTTTTATAAGAGTAAGGTGAATTTTCATTTACTAAATCACTAATATCAACTTTTTGGATTCTTTTCTTATAGTTTTTCTTATTATATAATATTAACCACCTTTTTACTATGGTTCCAAAATAAGAATAAGCTTTAGGTGGAGTAAGTTTTTTAAGTTTAGTAAGACATTCTTGATCCTTAATATTTAACGAATTTATATAAATATTAATCTCTTCTTGAGTTACTCTATCAGCCTCTCCTATGAATTCAACAAAATCCCCATTATAAGAAACTCCAAACTCCTTACATATCTTTGTAATTCTTTTTTGGATATTTTCTTTATGACTATATAAATGAATTTTACTTAAAAGAAAAACAATGATTTCATGTTGTAAATGCTCTAAATCTTCAACTTCAGTATAATAAAATTTAAAAGTATGAATTATATTCTGGGTAAGTTTAAAGAGGGGATAATGTATTTCTCTTTCATATATTCTACTTCTAATTTGAGGGGAAGAAGTATTATTATATAATATAATAGCATTTTCTGTTTCTTGAGTAAAGTAGTTTTTACTTTTTGGTTTTCTTTTTTTTTTAATTGTCGCCATAAACTGATAAATGTTCTTTTAATAATAATATTTCTTTAAAAAACCAACCAATCTCGTCGTCACTTTCAAAAGTACCTTTAGAATCAATTTCGTCTAATTTAATTGAAATGTCTTGGATGGTTTTTCTTAACCCTTGTAAGTAATGGACATCATTCTCTAAAACTTCTTCATATTTTTCTAATTTTCTAAGAAGATTAAAGGTCGTGTATCCTAAGATAACGACCAATATTATTAATGCGGTAATTGTAATTTCTATCATTATATACTATCTAACATACTTTTTAATCCGGGACTTGAAAGTGTATTAAGTGCCTTATTTTTAGTATTGGTTTTGTTCTTAGTTAATGTATAATTAACCTTTGGTGCATCCACACTATTTTTTGAGAAGATTGGTAACCATTCACTTTCCCATTCTATACGAGCGGCCATCATGTCGGCTTGGTGTAAGATATATGGTAAGGCTGTACGTGGTTTTTGTTCTGCTGAATACCCCATAAGGTATTTTTTATTAGCTTCATCATATAACCCATCATGAGTCTGGATAGCAACCATTTCATTAAATGTAACTTTAATATTATTATCCTGGAGTAAGAATAATCCTCTATCAGGTACAGAGGCAAATGCTAGAGATTTATTAAACATATAATCCTCCCCAAGTTTATCCTTTCTCCATTTATCCGTCTGAGGGATATAGGCTTCATATTTTTCATCACCCATTTTACCTAGGTCATGGTTAATGGCTGAGAATATTAATTCTTCAAGGGTAAAGGTTGTAATATCTACACCCTCTTCTTTCCATAACTCGTATTGTTTAAGAGAGCAACGAACTACTCTATTAACGTGATCTACATATCCGCCTGGGAAAGCACCATGGTATTCTTTCTTAATAGATGCTGGCATTAATACTAAACGGTCTTCGTATTTCTTATAGAATGATAACAGGGACTGTTTCCTTGTCCCTGAGATAAATGTGTTAATATTATTATTAAAAATTTCCCAATTTTCTTGGAGTTGTTCTGCTGTAAAATTCATAACTTTTATTATATTTATATTGTTGATAATTCAGGCGATAAGGGGAAATGTTTAACGCCCATAAGTAATAGGCTCAGACTCAATCATATCCTTTAATTCATCAACTATTCCTAAAGCCTTATTAATGTTGATTTTGTAAACCTCTATTGGTTCTTGTGTATTAACAATTCTTCTTAAATTTGTTAAAGTTGCTTCTAGATTTATTAATTTTCTATCAATTAAATCTCTATTTTTCATTTTTATTATTTTTTAAATGTTATGTTTTTGAAGGTACAGAGGAAGTTTTTAATATCCTAGTTATCTTTTACTTTCTTTTAGAACCTTAAGTATATTATTTATATGAGCACACTTTTCATATTCCTCCTCAGATTCAAAATGAGTCAAGGCCATTTCTAAAGTCTCGTATAGAGAAGGATTATCATAATCCAAAATAGCAAATAAATCGTTTTTATTATTTAAATCTATTCTTTTTAAATATTCCCAACTTCTATTATATACTATAAACTCAGCATACCCCTTAGCATCACTTTCATCATAAGAAGGATCATGAGATAATAATTTTGAGAGGGTAATATAAAATTTATTATGGTTTGATATTAATTTAACAAACATCTTTAATTTAAAATTAGATACTATATTTTCTTTAGATTCAAAATTTTGGGTAACTTTATTATCTTCTTCAAATAATTCAAATATTTTATCTTTATCTATCATTTATTTTTTTTTGATATAAATATCAGACTTTTATTTTAAATTTATCCCCCACACTTACAATTGTACTTATTGCTTCGTTCAAACTAATATGGAAAAATTCTTTTTTCTTATTAATTCTATGAGATTTTAATTTTTTATGAACCATTCTTTCTATTATCTCTCCATTAAAACATTTATAAACCCATTCAACTTCAAAAGGTCTAGGTACACCTGTTGCTCTGGATATTTGTTTAGCTCTCTCCTCAGGTGTATTCTTTGTATATCCTATTTTTAAATGAGTGATAGGGAAATCAGGGTTTGATAAAATATAAACCCATTGATCTCCTTCATTAAATTCATGATATTTACCCAATTTTTTACCTGTAAAATACGTTACTTTTTCCCATCCCTCCCCACGTGTGCTGGGGGTTATAGTAAAAAACATTGCATTCTCTAAACCAGTATCCCCATAATTTTCTTTTAAGGGGAAATATTGTTTTGCTTCATCTTCTGTAATTCGTTTCATAATTAAAAAATTACTTATCGTAAGCAGTAAATAAATAAATAGCAGTTACTATAAATAAAGGAATCACTAACAAGGGCCCTACATAAACAGCATTTCCTGTCTCACTTACTGGGGGTGGGAAATAAGCCATTACATAAGTCATAAAAAGGCTAAATATGGTCATTAAAAAGAATACCCACCCTATAAATTTTTGTTTTTGATTTTTCATTTTATCTTGATTTTTTACTTAATTAAATTTTAATGTTATAATACATGTATTAAATAATATAACCCGCGTTAAATCACGGGTTATACCATTTAAAATTAATTAAACTACATACTCTAAAGCCTTAGAGAATAATTTTTTATTTAATTCTTGATCCTGTTTAAAGTTTTTAATAACTCTACCTTGACGTGTTTTTCCCTTAACTGTAAGATATTTAAAATTACCCTCCATAATATTTTCTTGTAATCTATTAAATACTTCCCACAATCTATAACCCTCATCTTCTTTACGTTGAGCTTGTAAAACTTCATCAATAGCAGAATCTTCATATTTTACATCTTCTCCCAATCTAATATCTAAAAATGATTTTGCTAATTCAAAAACTTGTTCCTCTTCCAACTCAACTTCCTTCATTTTATTCATAGACTCAACAGTTAATGGTAATCTTTCAACCATTTCCTTAATTGTATCTTGCAATGTTTTAAAATCGTAACCCATATGACGGATTTTATAATCTTCAAATTGTTCTGTAGAAATTACAATTCCATTCTCACAAACCATACGAAATAATCCAGCAGTAAAAGTAAAAGCATTTTTACCATCATGTGAATTAGTAAGTAAAATTTGTGGGAAAACATCATCCCCATCTTTACCTGTAATAACAACATTAGGATTTCTAAAAACAACTAAATGTTTTTGAAAACCTATTGTATTTTTTTTACGTGCCTTAACTTCTTTAGCATCTATAACTCCCCAACCTAACAATTCCATATCCTTAATAACTTGGTCAGTTGGAATATGGGTATATTTACTTGAAGTTTCACTTGACCCCTTTTTAGTAAAGATACTAGGTGTAGTAATTTTTAACTCTTCTAAACTTTTAAACTCTGAACTTTGTAAATCTAACATAATTTTTTAATTTTAACCTTTATTTAATTTAATTATTTCTTATATTTGAATATACGAAAGGTATCCGGGGTAACCAAATTTATGACACATTACCTTTAATATATTTTATAAAATTTTAATAGTTTTACATATTTATAACTAAATATTTAATTACATTTTATGAGTCTAATATCAGGTTCGTTATTAAGAACTACTGGGATACCAATTCCCGATCCTATTACTTCAGGAAGTGAATACATTGTTACTTTATTAGAAGGTCCAGGTTATTTAACTTTAGAATCTGAAAGAGATAATAGAGGGTTTTATACCTCATCAAATTTTTCTTCTGTATCATCATCTAATATGGTATCTACAATATTTGGAGAAAATATTATAGGTTCATATACAGGATACGTTCAATCCGGGAGTTTAGTTTTTATAGCAGATCAAGATATACCTGCTAATAACATTTATGTAAAAGTAGCTTCTTTTTTACAAAATCCTATAGTAGAAATTAGAAATTCTATTAGTCCTGCGATACAAGCTATTTTAGACTCTTTAGAAGCTAGATCTACAGTTATTGAAAATATACAAGGCACTACACTTTATTTGGAGAGTTTAGAAGATGATGGTTTATTAGACAAAGCATCAATATTGGTAACCCCAACATCTTATAGTACGGGTTTAATACATGCTGCTGTTCCAATCCCCGGATATGAAAATTCACCTGAATTATTGGCAAATGGAGGTTTTGATACTAATACTGATTGGAACACGAGTTTTTGGACAATAGGTGGTGGAACTGCATCAATGTCTCTTACTGACGCATATAATCCATTATATCAAGACAATGTAACTGTCCCAAATAAGGAATACATACTAACTTTTGATATTATTGCAATTACAGGTATTATAAAAGTAACTTCAATAAATAATGGAGCTACTGCAAATGAACAAATAATATCATTGGAGTCAACAATAGGTAGT